GGTTGTAAGTGGGATAAATTTATTATGGGAAATGAGTCTGGAGATGCCTCATTAGCTAAAGCTTATATTGATATTGGTTGGATTATAAGAGGATGTAATGATTCTGTAGATAAGTACGGAATGCAGAAAGCTACTAGTAACAATAATAATAGTTACAAAATTATTAGTGACGGTAAGGAAACTACATCTGGGCCATATATTTATGGTCTAATGCAATCAGTTAATGTTTCATCAGACGCTGGAGTATATAAAGTTTCTATTAAATTCACTGATGGATTTGGAAAAACTGAAGAATCTAGATTAGATAACATTGTTTTTAGCGAAAAATTAAAAGGTGCATTAAAAGGTGCAATAGACAAATTTGCAAAATTTAATTGTGAAAATAAAAAAGAAGATGGTCTAACAACTGTAGCTTTCGTTACAATTCCAACAAAACCTAACCAAAAGATTACGGAATGGGAATTCATGCCTGATCAAGGGGGGAAAAATGGAGTTTTTAATGTTTTTAATCCAAACAGATTGTCTCTTTTTCAATATTACAGAGAACTTTTAAATGGATTTCAAACAAATAGCAAAAAAGGATTTAATTTTGCTTATGATAATGGTTCTAAAGGTAAGCCATCAATTTTAATGATAGAAGACAGGAAACCAAATTGGTGTTTAGGTGAGAAAGGAGAAACTAACTATGATAATATACCAACTTACATTGTTGGTGGTGGTGATTGTAGTCCAGTAATAAAATTTAACACTCAATTTCAAGCCACTCCATTAGCTAGAGTTAATCCAGAAAATAATGAATCTCCAAAATTAAAAGCAGGAACTGGTGGTGGAGGCCCATCTGGAACTGGGCAAGGTGTTGTTCAAATTCCTTCTTGTTCAAGGTTAAAAAATTTAAAAACTGGTCAATCAGGAGAGCCAACAGTTACAAGTACTTATAGCAATGGGCCAGGTGTAAATATTTCACCAACGCCAGCTACAATGAATGATACGCCTCCTTCTAGAATTGCTGCAATAAAAATTGAAACATTACAAGCAAACTTAATAGCTGGTGTTGATTTAGACAATTTACCAATCGTTGGGCCAATTAAAGCAGATCTTGAGATTCATGGTGACCCTTACTGGGCCAATACTGTTAATTGGCTTAAGACTCCATATATAAAAATTATTTTCATTGATCCATATTGTGTAAAAGTAACAACAAATGAAAATGGTGCATGTGAATCTTTAGCTAAAAGTGCTTGTAATAAAGAATTATCTCAAGTTTATCAAGTAAAATCTTGCAGGTCTACAATTAATTCTGGATCTTACACTACTACATTAGAATTATACAGCATAAACATTATGAAGTTTTGATAGCAAGGTATTTTAAATGATCAATAAAATTAATAGTCTAGATAGCAAATTAAAAGTTTTAGAAAAATACATTAATGAATTAAGCTTAGCTGTAAACAAAATACCTCAAACATTCTTAAACAAATCTTCTAATACTGTAAAACAAGACACGCAAATAACTGGGATGTACACTGCTCTTGTAATAGATACATTTGATATTTATAAGCAAAATAGAGTAAGATATTTTAATCCAGTTTTAGTTAATCCAAGAAATGCAAATAATCAATCGATAGAAGTAACTGCTTTACCATGGGCATTTCCAATTAGTACATTTGGAGGATTTGATGATTCTGGATCATCATGGGTTCCTCCAGCAGGATCAACAGTTTGTTTAGTTTTTGAGCATGGAAATAAAGAATCTGCTTATTATATTGGAACAACATGGACAAGAGATAGAGGTGCTGATGGAAGCCATGCTTGGGGTATACCAGTTGAAGAATACGATGTTTTATATGAAAGAAAAAGAAATAATTATTTAGTTGGCCCTAACAATGGCTCGCAAGTTTTACCTCCTTGGAATACTGAAAGTTATAATGGATATGACATTACATCAATTACAGATATAGATAATAATTTAGATGCATTAAAAAGAGCTACTTTTCCAAATATTTATGGTTTTAAAACTCCTGAAAAACACATGCTTAAAATGGTTGATGGTGATGGTAAATGCAATAGGAAGTGGAAAAGGATGGAGCTTTTATCTGGGTGTGGTAATTGGATGATTTTTAAAGATGATCATTTACACTACGCTGGTCAATGGGCACATCCTCAATGTGGAGATGGAACCAGAGATGGTAGTACAAATTGTTATGTTGATGCGAAAGAACCAAATATCAATGAAGATGTTACTGCTTTAACGCCACAAAGTGATACTGCTTTCCAAGAACCAAAAGGATTTGATTATATAACTGATATTATAGAACCTGGTTTACCATTTTCAAAAGAAACTCCAGAAGGTTTCCCTAATCCAGTAAGTTGTGGCAAGCAGTCTGAAAATGTAATTGGTGGTCATCCCGATACTCCAGAAGGAACTATTTACGCAAATACTCAAAAAGGAACAAATCCTTTTTTTAAATCAGCAAATGAATGTAGGCCAATAAAAGGACCACAGACACCTCAGAATAACAAATGTGATCTTCCCCAAACAGGAATACAACTTCTTTCTATATCTGGTCATACTTTTGTTATGGATGATAGCGTTGAAGAACCTAGAGGAACACCTGAATGGCAAAGGTCTTTAGAATCTTTTGATTTTGGATGTAATGATAAGTATTTAGGAAGAACATATTGGAAGAGTTGTACAGGTCATTCAATTTCAATGATTGATTATGAACAACCATCTAAAGTAAGATCTGCTGATAACGGAATAAGGATAAAATCTGCATTAAACAATGAAATATTTTTATGCGATGAAACTTTATCTGAATGTCCTGGCACTGGTGGTTCAAATCGTGGAATAACCATGAATTCTACTAGTAATCATGTATTTAAAATGATTGATGAAGGCGTTTTCCAAAAAAGTATGGAATGTAGGACTGAGAATAATTTTCCTGTGAGCAATGCAACAAATGCTTATATTCAATTAAGAAGTGGTTATGGCCTTGAACTTTACATGAGCGACAGAAACGATCAAGAAAAAACAGCTAGTCAATTTTTAAGGTTAACTGCACCACAAAAAGATAACAAGGAGCGTGGTTCTCATGTTTTAGAAATGCAAGAAAGGCCTATTGGAAGAGGTTATGTTTATTTAAGGGCTGGAGGAAATTATTTACAATACAGTTATGATAGCACTTATGAAATTGTAGGTAATTCTAAAAATAATCCAGCAGATAAATTAAGTTTAGTTACAAAAGATAGAGTATCCATAACTGACAATTATGATTATCGTGTAAATGAATATTTTTTCAATGCATCAAAGAAAAGGATTTACTTACTTGCAGGACTTGGAGATTGTAAAACTAAATCTACAAAAGAAGATACTTTCTGTATTGCTCCTGTAATTGTTTACAAAGATGGAAAATTAAGAATTTCAGATAGAATATTTGGTTCTTGTAGTGACGATGCCAAAGTTGTATCAATAGCAGCAATTAATCCAGTTTCTGATGAAAATAACAATAATAACAACAATAACAACAATAATAACAATCTAGTTGTTTAAAAATATATTTAATTACTACATAATAGTATGAGTTTCGTATTAAAAGGTATTCCTTATCCAATAAGTAAAAGTCCGTTAGGATATTTATTTTCACAAGAAGGAATAGCCACTTTAAAATCTGATTTAATCCAATTATTACTCACTAATCCAAAAGAAAGAGTAATGCTGCCAAGTTATGGAACTCCTTTAAGAAAGTTATTGTTTTCACCTAATGATGCAGCGTTAGTAGCTGAGACTAAAAGACTTATAGCAAATTCCATAGAATCTTGGGAACCAAGAATTGTTATTTCTCAAATAGATATTACAAATGGTCGTGAAAGCAGTTCTGAAAATGCAAATGAATTAAATTCAAATGATCATGTATTAAGCATAAGTATAAGCTTTTTTGATCCACAAAAAATTGATTATGTTGAGGTGTTGACGATACAATTACCTACAGGGGGAGAATTATAAAAAATGCAAGAAAAATGTGATATTATTACACCTTATGATATTGGAGTAACTCCAAAACAAACAAATATAGTTTCTTTAAATTATACAAATCAAGATTTTTATTCAATGAAATCTAGGTTGGTAAGCTTCATCAAAGAAAAGTTTGGTAATGATTTCAACGATTTTGTAGAATCTAGTCTTGCTATAATGTTAATTGAAAATTTTGCATTTTTAGCAGATACCCTTTCTTTTAAAATTGATCAAATTGCAAATGAAGTATTTATTGATACGGTTACAGAATTAGATAATATATTTAGATTAGCAAAACTAGCAGGATTAAAGCCTCAGCCTCCTATTGGTTCAAAAGCATTGTTTTCTGCAAGAATTAATTCTGTTCAAGATTTTGATGTTAAAATAGAAACACCTTTTAATATTGATATTGTTTCAAATCAAATTCCTAGTAGGTTTGAGCTTTATCCTGCTGATTCTTTAAACAGGCCTATATTTAATGAACCAATTGTTATCAGAGCAGGTCAATTAATTAATTCAAATATAGTTGGTGTAGCTGGTATTACAAGAGAAAATACTTTTATTTCTAATGGAGAAATAAATCAAATATTACAATTAGATGCAATATCAATTATTTCAGATTCTATAAGAGTAGTTGTTGATGGGCAAGAATGGGATCAGGTTGATTTTTTTACTTCTGGATCGGCAAACAAAGAATATTTAATAGAATACAATCCTGATTACAGTGCAAATCTTATTTTTGGAAATGGCAAAGGTGGATTAGTTCCATCTTCTGGCACTAATATTAATGTAATTTATCGTACTGGTGGAAGTCCCAACGGAGATATTGTTACAAATTTTGCAAATTCACAAACAATAGTAAGTATTGAAGGAAGCGTTAATATAATTACTGTTAGTTTAACTAATTACACAAAAGCAGAATTTGGTTATTCAGGTGATACTATAGAAGACATTAGAAGTAAAATACCTTTATATTTAAGAACTCAAAATCGTGCTGTATCTGGAGAAGATTATAAAACATTTGCAAATCAATTTGCTACTGTTTACAATGGTATAACTGGAAAAGCACTTGCTGCATTAAGAAATTATGGATGTGCTGCAAATATCATTGATTTATTTGTATTAGTTAGAAGTGGCAATAGTGGTTTATCTAAGGCTAGCAGTCAATTTAAAGAAGAACTAACTGATTCTTTGAATGAAATTAA